AAAGTTGAACTTTGCACGCATATTTTCAACACACAATGGTGTTGTCCATGGTTGTCCATCAATTGATTCTATGAGAAAGTTAGCAGTGGTAGTATTGGCAGGTACTGTGTAAGTAACTATGGCTTTCTTAATACCATCACTACCATTTGGTCCAAATGTCGATGTATAAGGGACACCGCCAATGGTAACTTTTACTGTCGCTGGGGCTGCATTAGCAGCTACTAATTGGAAAGTCAAATCGTAAGGTGTCGCCACCGACTCCAAGTTACCGTTCAATGAGAGAGTGGTTGAACCATCAAAGTTCTTAACCATGTTATTGGCTCCTAAACAAATAGCGCCATAACCGTATAAACGTGGCGCTAGAACATCTTTGTCACCACCAGGTTGTATGTAATGCACATAACTACCTAGTGTGGTACCATAACCTGGGGGATCTGGTACATTCGGATTTCCACTACCTCCATCATCAACTGGTTGGGGATTCTTCCCATTTTGATTGATAACTAAACCAATTAAATTGCCTGCATTAGGTGCTTGAACTTCAAAATCATCGCACGCTGATACATAAACATTAATGTAGGCATTGGAAACTGTCTCACTTGGTGCAGTCAAAGAGTTAACGACAAACATAGATAATATGCCATTAGCTCCAGCGACATTCCCAGTGATGGCTGTATTGCCAAACATAGGTGCTGTTAAAGGTACAGGTGGAACTATAAGGTATGGTAAACCTTGAGCCCAACCAACTTCCACTGTGAAATCTGCGCCATCTGCAATGTCAACCAACTTTGTATAATTTACATTATATTCAGTTGTTTGTTGATGATGTGGGTCATAACAGACGCGCAAACGTCCACGATGGAATTTGGATGCCACAACTTCAAAACGAAAGCGTATGGAACCCCTCCAATAACGAAATGGGAGGGCAACCCACCCCATTGGAGTAAAGAACGCTTGATTACCATTCACACCGAACATTAAAGGTGTAACTGGCGTGTTGAACAATAGTTGCTGCGGTGGCATATAGTTCTCCCACACAAAGGTAGTTAAATAAGACTCTCTTTTTGCTAGCGGCACTAACGCCATCTGATCAAAAGGGTCACATCCTACCACCCGTGGATCAATTGTGACTTCTTGCTTACTATCTAATGCTAAAGTTTCACAGATATCTGTATTATTAACATTAGTAAAACGCCTAAAGCCGTCATTAACAAATCCTTGATGTGGGGCAACTTGTCTGGGTCGTGACATACCAAACAGACTAGCTATAGACGCAACTGCATTGCTCATTAAAGATGTAGCCTTAGCATACTTACCAATGATAGGTAAGTTAGCTAAACTAGTTGATAAACGTGCAAGGCTAGTCGCAGGTGCTGATATTACGCCAGCTGGATGTGTATCCTCTATCTCACCCTGTACCGTAATTGGTACTGAAGTGGGTTGTGAATAAGACACATCCTCTGCCCATGCGAAAACCGTCACTGTAATAGAATCAGTGGCGTTATTCGCATTCTGTAGCATATTCAAATCTGCAATAGTCAAATTACCCATATTTTTCCATTCTTGTGCTGGTATTGATAAAGCACTTTTTGGGTACATATATGGTAAAACTAGCTCAGCTACCTCATCGGCTGCTGGGTTGATAACCACATTAGGTCTCTGACTTGCTTGAATAAAGTCTTGTTGTATGCCAGGTCGGTTAAAAGTATATGAATCTATGAACGCTAATGGATTATAAGATACCATTAGGCGTCCATAATAAAAGGGACTACTATTAACAACGACCTTAATATGTAACCGGGCTCGAAGCAAATAAAAATTGCTGAGCTTTTCGGCTACGCGTGGATTTTCAAAAAATAAAGACCAGGGGTCAATAATTTGATGAAAAGACACGCCGGGTATCCACTCCTCCGTAAAGATAGCTTGTGGTCTCTGAAAGAAACTATCTACCGTATCGGAGGTGTCCGCCAACATATAAGTGGTTTCCAGCGGATTGTCTACGGACTCTAGCGCCGTAGTTGCTCTGTCTGTAAAGCTGACAGTAGCTTGCGTATTATTACGCTGTATGTTATCTGTAAAAGAAATGTTGGTTCGGTTATTTATCCCATACACACGTGGAACCACTGTGTGTTAGGTTTGTAGTCATTGTTTGTCAAACTCCTCTAAATAAAGGTGATGTTTTAGTACATCGACTATGATGACATCCCTAGGTTACATGTGACTAGCATGTTAACTTGGTAACTATGTCAAAATAATGAGTGATTAAACACGTCTCATTAATCCGTGTAAATGTGTAAAAAGTGTATATATATGTATATGCAAACGTTATGTATGTAAATGTAAATATGTATATAATATAACATGTATCACTAAGAAATATATAAAACACATGGGCCTAATCATCCCACATTTTGGAGATGTACTCATTGATATCATCTTCGAGAGAACTAACGGAATTCTCAGGTGTGCTATTATACCTATCATATATATCCAACTGCCACTCTTGGTAAGATCGTGATAGTTCGGGTATAAATGGCGCCTCCGGGCAGTTCATCATCGCACGGCGCAGTGCGAAGACTATCGGGTTAAATACTTCCTCCGGGTGCCGGGCAACTTCACGCAAGCCCTGCGTAATATTGTTGCGTACCACTAACCACTCATCTTCCTGTGGTTTGTGGAGGTTGTGCCATGATTTAAGGATGGATTCGATCTCAATTGGCGCCATGACCACGCGTTTTGAAGGATGTATTGAAACATCCACGGGGACTACGCGAAATGTGCGTTTGCACAATGACGCATGTTTGAGATCGAAATAATAAACCATGTCCTTACTTTTATCAGGCATAGTGTAAGTGATACCATGGTCCCTACACCAATCACGGTAGTGCATCATATGGAACCATGGAATCTCCTGTGAAATAGCTCCTACCGAATCATCGCCAACGAAACCAAACTTGCAATAATCCCTAAAGATACCTACATCGGGTGGGCGTCCGTAATTATCACACCATTGCATGTAGAAGAAACAGCGTTTTAATAAACTATTTCCTATTCCATTTATAGCAACAGTGCCAGGATTCCCAGATGGCATATATCCATAGAATGATAATAATGTACCATTGAAAGCATAAATTGGGTTAGCTATGTCTGCGAACCACGAATGTAGAACGGTGAGCCAATAGGGCGTGTACCCCATTGCCTCACCTAGCGCATAGAAAATTGTGCCAACAGCCTCAATAACTTG